AGAATACTTATGATCAAAGAGGATAGTGTTAGGTTGAGCAACCATAACTCATGTACCCGGGACTAATAACTTAAACCCGAGAGTGCACTACCAATTTGGCTTCCAACAGCAAACCACGTGATGGTATTGCTTTTAGATTACGTATTAGCACTTAGGCTAAAAAGGTTATCAGCAAAAATAAGAATTTTGATTTCTAATTAAGAAAGGACAAGGCTAGATTTTAACCATTCGAGCAATTATTTGTAGATTACATGTATAGAATACCTAAAGGAACTTATTGTATGAGAGAATTATTAGGTTATGCTAAATAACATCCTAAATATCCATAAGACGGTCCAAAATCAGTATCTTGGATTGGTAAATTAATGAGATAGCATAAATTCGAACACTTGCGTATAAACGGGTTTTATGACGCTGTGGATTTCGAATAAGTTAAATCATTTGCTCCATGGCCAACTTAGGAATAATGGCAAGCATTATGGGCATTTGGTAAGTAACAGAATTACTAATCAGTAGGTTGTTAAGATGATGAGTGGTGGCATTATAGAGGTTATAATAATGTATATGCTCCAATAGGCATGGATACACTAACTAAGATAAAAGATTAATTAATATAACAGTATCCAGAAGAAGAGTTATCATAAGAGCCATCTATGCCATTCAACCAGAAGAGTTAAAAAGTAAAGCTACCCAAAAAACACAAATCAGGTGATTAAAAATAGAAAGAAAAGAAAATAGAGAAGAAGTATATAGATAAATCTAAGTAAACCAGAACACCAAGACTGTAATCAAAGAACAAATATAGTCCATATGGTTTCCTAAATCACACAGCGCCGTTTATCGCAAAAGGTACAGCTAAGGAGGTGACATATCATTCAATGCCTGATTTTAAAGTAGAAGCTTGTGCGATGCTTGCGATGATGTGGGCACATTATGGGACTTAAAACTTCGTCGATGAGCTATATCCATATAACTTGTGCGAAGATAAGCATTAATAGGTAAAGCCAGTATACACTGCTATGGATGAATTTAAAAAATCTCCTAAGATGCAAGGCCTACTCAAGAGTGGTCACATATTAATTACTTAGGATAAACCATACACAATAAGGGGAAGGATAGATATGTAAAATCGAGTCTATTTAGGGTATTGTATGATTAGCATCACACATATCGGGTATGGTGAAGCAGCACCTTTTATCATACAGGATTCGGAAGATGGATCTATGTGCCATGTTTGGGTTTAGGATTATTTAGTCTAGGCCTATAATAAATGTTATAATGATTAGTATATTGATAATTTAGTCTCTAACTCTCCGAAATCAACTATTGATGTACAACAAGACAGTACGGATGAGTTGACGTCAAAAGCCATAGCCAGTGAGCAATCAAGTATAACTAGCGTATCATAACCAAAGACGGTTAAGTCGGACAATTGTAAGACCAAGAAAGATAAGAAAGTGTTAAAAATGACTGAACCTAAGATAATTAAGGAGATTAAACCTGAAACCCAACTTCCACCGAAAATGTCAGTAACCCCTAAAATTATCAATTAATAATCGGTAATATTATAATAACCATTAAACATCATGGACCATACAAAAAAGATATATGGTAAACTAGAATATGAATCCAGAGAATCATGGGAACATT